AATCCCTCCGTCCCTGTGAGTGTTACCGCTCCGGTAGCGGTGTAGGTCGTATTCGTATCTGTGGCGGCAACAGTGACGCTGTCACCTGACGCATCCGTTGTCAGGGTGACATTACTGCCAGCGGCGAGCGTCAACGTATCATTAGCGGCATCGGCAACTACATCACTCTGGCCACTCACTGCAACTGTGCCGAAGCTGTTGCCTGCACTAGCCGCGATGGTCACGCTATCGGTACTGGACGCACCCGTGATTGTTACGCCGCTTCCGGCTTTTAGATTCAGTGTATCTGTCGCACTGTCAGCGGCTACGCTGGAGTCGCCGGAGGCCGAACCACCGTCTGCGGAAAGTGCAATCGTGGCAAAGCTGTTACTGCTGCCACCGCCGCCACCGCCTGTTTGCGCGACGAAACTTAATTGTCCGCTGCCGTCCGTTTGGATGACGTGCGCGTTTGATCCGTCCGCCGCAGGCCAACTCAGACCGTCCAAGATAACTACACCGCTGCCATTCGGAGTGATCGGGATGTTTCCGTTACTCACGCTGACAATGCTCTGACTGCTTACGTCAAGGTCGCCGCCAAGCTGCGGTGTAGTGTCCTCCACTACATCGCTGATGCCCGTAGTATCCGCTGCCGCGATGCTAATGCCGCCATCACTGTTCGTCACAGTGACATTCGTGCCGCCCGTAATAGTCGCCTTCGTCAAGCCGCCAGCCGTGTTGCCGACTAGAAGCTGCCCGTCAGTATAAGTCGTTTCGCCCGTGCCGCCTTCACCCTCGGCCACTGTGCCGATCAGATTAGCGCGGGTGATTTTCTTGGTCGTGCCGCTGGTTGCCTGAGTCGTGTCGCTGGTATCCACCAATGCAAGAACGTCAGTCGATGCCGGTTGTTCCGACAATGAAGTTAACCCTGTGATTTTTGTGTCAGCCATATTTGCCCCCTAATAAGTTTGCACGTCCAACCGGCGAACTTGCCCCTGTTGCCGGTAAAGTTTATCACCCTCCATCATCAGAATCGCCTCGGCGTTCTGGTCGGCGGCCATCGCAAGTTCGTTGTCGCCTGTGCTGCGTAGGTAGTCCGCGAACACCCCCCGAATTAAATAGTTTTGGAAAATCTTGGGTATCTTCACCAAGTCCCATTTGCTGCTCGTAGTGGTCGGTGATTCGTTTACCGCCACACTCGCGTTCGCATCATAAAAATTGCCATTAAAGTAAACCTGATCGCCACTTGAATATGTGCTGGTTGCCGCGTAGGTGCTGCCCGTCAGGTTGGGTCGCACGATGCGATACTCAACGTAAACAGGCGTCGTAGAGTCCCGCAGTTGGATGTAACGGTTTGTACCGTCATCGTAGATCGACCAAGCGAGTGAAACGGCGGTCGTAGTCACTCGCGGATTCTTGTTCAGCACGTTCAGGATTTCCCCGGCGTCAGTCGGGAAAGGTGCAACCTCGATGTCATCGGTCGCCGTCACAGCCGCACTGGCAACACGAATTGTTTCGGGCCAATACTCGCCTTCCCAACACAGGCCAAGGCGGCCATCGGTTAGGTCGCGAACGCGGGTGAACTCGACCGTGGACAGGTTCGCCGGGTCAAGGCCGGACAAGGTTGCCACGCCGTTCAATACTGCTGAGAAATTTAGTGTACGCATATTAACCTCCTTGCGGACTCATCGGCGCAACGCCGGTCAATCCCGTGGTCTTGTTGGCTTGTTGTTGCACGCCCATCTGTAAATTTTGGATGTACTTGCCAAACAGTTCCTTGAACATTTCGTTCCCTTGCAGTGCCTCCTGCACGCCGGGTGAGGTGCTGGAAATCTCCTGAGCAAACTGCATCTTCGTCGATGCGGTCGGGTCGTTGCTCGCGTCGGAATAAGTCGCCTCGATTCCTGAAAGCATATGAGAAATTTCGCTCTTCACCTCCTCGTACATCTTCTTGCTCGCTCCCTGCTGATCCATCAACAGTTCGTCCGCACTCTCCGGGGCAATGGCACGCAGTAATTTGCTGACCAACTTGCTTCGGTCAATTACGCCGCCCACATCGAGCGGGATGATGGCCTGCGAGATTGCCGCCATCTTCTTGGTGACAAGTTCGTTGTCCATTTCTTGGATATTGAATTTCAGGTTGAAGTCGAACCGCACCGCGTCCTGCGTTAACGCCTCGACCGCCGGGGTGGACGTGATCCGCATCAACTCTTCCGGCTCCAAATACTGGACGCACAAACGGAATGCCTGCCGGTACACGTCAGAGTAGCTTCGCAACCACTCGTTGGTCATCCGCTGCTGCTTCATCATGGTCTGAGTCTGCGGGATGTTCTTGTTCGGGCGACCGAAGTAGGCGTCTGCCTGCAACTGGATCGCCTCAATCAAATTGAAGGCCGTGTTGGGCGGTCTGCTCGGCGGTTGCAGGAAGGCGTAGTCGCCTGCCTTGGTCACCGGCAACTGCTGACCGGGGCCGATCTTATTCGCTAAACCAAGTCGCTTGTTCACCTGCAAGGGTGGCATCGTTTCAAAGCTGGTAGCGTCAAAGATGCTGTCGCGCTGCGCCTTAATCTCGTCCTGCCACGTCTTAACGATCATCGGAATCCCTCGGCACTCCACGACGCGGCGGGTGACGTTCTCACGCCTGAACAGGATGAACGGATACTCGTTGTGCGCGTAGTCGAGCATCTCGTGCGCTGCAAATTGTTTCTGGCCGTCTTTGTCACCCACGAGCGGGCAGAAGACCGTGTAGTAGATTGACGGCACACCGTTTGTGTCGAGTTGGCGGGTGTACGCCCAAACTATTTCCACGAGGTTATCGCCACGGGTAAACTCGCTCACCAACCCCTCAAACATCGACTGATCGAGATAGTTGAGTTGCTTGCCGACCGTATCCAAGGCGGCCTCCACGAATGACTCGCTCCAGCCGTCTGTCGTGATCCTGCTACGCAGTTCAACCTCGGTCATGTACTGACGGCGGAAGATTGTCCGGGCGTTTTGTAGGTCGATTGTTTCGGGCGGTACGACCACCTCTTCCATCGGCTTTAATGCCATGACGGCAGGCCGGTTACGGCACAGATACGCTTCAGGGAAGACCGCCGCGCCATCGTTACGCAAGTCCTTCACGATCTTGTTTGCGCGGCGTTTCTTCAGGTCAGGCACGAACTGCATCAGCAACTCGGCGGCCTGATCTGAACGCTCCTTGTCCGCTACCATCTCAGGCAACTCGGCTACGATGCTATCAGGGTCAAGCTGTTGCGAAATGGCAATCAACTGTTCAAGCGTGATCGGTTTGTTGCGGAGGGTCGCCTGCTGATCCCAACCGACAAACATGGCGGCCCAGCCGTAGGTGCTGGTGTAGTTGGCGAGCAGTTCAGCCTCGCGCTGCAAGTCGCTCGCCATCGTAGTGCGTACCCAATTCATCAGGGTAGTCGCAGCGGCTGCCGGTTCGGTGTCAGTCAACTCCACCGGGTTGACGCGAAGATCGGCGCGACTGTGAGACACGGCCAACATATCAACGCAGTCACCAATGATCTGGTCTGCGAGATACACGCGGCAGTCGGATGCCCCGTCAAATGGAAAAGCCTGAGTGCCTTCTGGAAGATTCTTCGACCACTTCTTGCCGTCAGTCGATTGGCCCGTCCACCGGGCGAAGCGAGTGTCCTCGGCCTCGCGGATGTTTTGCAGTGTTAAGCCTTCGTCGAGTGATCGCCGGTATTCGGAAATCAACTCGTTAACGTCAGGCGAATCCGAATGGTGGGCCAGCTTGTCCTGCATATTGAAATCTACCTCGTCTTTATTTGTACACTTTCACTTTTTTGCCCGCACCGCAGTTAAAGAATCCGTCGTTCGTGTAGCCGACCTGAATCTTGTCGCTGTGCGTCTTCACCCGCGCTTCAGGATTGTCGCGCAGGTACTCCTTCTTAAATTGTTTATCCGCCCAACAATCGTAACCCAAACGGTTGCCCCAATAGTGGTAGCTCGCTTCGGGTATGCTGGCCGTCATCTCACCCAAGCCGTCCATCCGGCGGTACGATAAATCGTTGTTCTGTTGGGCGATCTGCTTGGCGTCCGTGAAGGCCGCCTCCTGTTGATTAAAAAGCCGCTGCCCCAGAATTTCGGTCACTTGGTGACCTAGTTCTGCGGGCAGCGACGTGATTGCGTTTTCGAGCATTAGCTGCGTTTAGCTGGCTAGGTCGAACTTGCCGTGCGATAGCGGGTTGTAAACGATCAAGGCCGCAATGGCTTCGATCATCCGCGCCTCACCGCCGCCCGCATTGGGCAGTTTGGTAACGGTAGGCAGCGATCCGTAGCGCAACTCGATTCCAGACATATCCAGAACGTGACCATCGGTCGCGGCGGGCATGAAGTTGGAGTTGGCCAAGGCGATGACACCGAAGTCACCGTCAAACGTATCCACGCTCATGCTCACAGTCTTGCCTTTTTGGGGCGAGAAAGTGCGAACCTGAGTGGCTGCGATCTGGTTGCTTGCGTCCGTCACGGAACGAGTCCCGGTCAGGCGATCAGTGAACGCACGCCGAAGTGTGCGGCCAACGGGCATCAAATAGTTCTTGGTAGAACCTGTTTGCCCGAAGATCGATGACAACACGTCTTGCACCATCACGTCCGTTATCAGGTCCGTAGTGGTTGCGTCGTTAATGCTGCCAGCCGGAGTGCGGAAAGCACTCGGAACCTGAAGCACGGAACCACCGGAGGTGGAAATCCATGTTGCCAGACCTTTGGTTAGGTAAGGCGTGGAACCGCCAGCATCGAGTTGTGCGTCGTTAGCGGACAAAACGGACAACTCAATGTCACGCTTAATTTCAATTATGGCCTTGGCAATCGAGTTAGCCAATTCACCACCACTTCCAACACCTGCGATGGTGCTAATTTCCTGCGCCAGTGTCGAAACACGAACTGAGCGGCGGAAGATTTGAACGTAGTTCTGAACCAACGCACGATTTGCGCTGCCATCCTGATAGTCCGATGCGCCAACATCAACTCCGTCTACGGTGCCGGTGCTTACGGCGGCGGAATAACTATCGCAAACGTGAGACATCAATGTGTTGCCCGGTTTAGACCCTTTCTTACAGGTCGATGACACGATAGTATCGTGCGCGTCAACATTGGCTAAAATATCAGCCAAGTCCTCTCTTTTTCCTGCACCTTGTGTGCGTTCAAGCGTTAGTGCCATTGTATTACTTCTCCTTTTATTTTTTGCCGCTAATCAAATTCTCCAGCGGCGATCAGTTGAGCGAGGTCGTCTACGTCACCTGTTTCGTCGAAGCGTGTGCGTGCGGAGGATGAACGGGCAGCCGACCCGTCTATCGGGGCCGGTTCAGCCGTTGGGGCCGTTGGCTGTTTAGGTGCCTTCTTCGGGGCAGCCTTCTTTGCCTTCTTGGCACCCGCCTCTTGCGACAGTCGCATTTGCATTCCCATGAGCGTATCGCCCACGATTACCTTGTAATCGGGAAAGCGTTGGATTTCAGGAAACTCGCGCAGGATGTTAGAGGCTGCCTGATACTCGGCGGCGGACTTGTCCTTCCACCATGAGTATGTTTTGTTGGCGTACTCCTCGTTCTGCTGGTTCTCCTGAACCCATTGCTGTCGCTGCGGCAGCCATTTGCGAATTGCCTTTGACGCTTTCTTGCGGATTTCCCGCACCTCCTCGGCTGAGTAATCAATCTCGCCCTCCTTGGTCTGCACCAAAGTTCCATCGGGATTGTCCTCTGCCCATTCTAGAACCTGCTCGGCGTTATGCTCCTCGCGTTGTACGTCCTCAAGCGTTGTAAGGTTGGCGAACGGGTTTTCCGGGGTGACAGGGGCCGTAGTGGTCGCCTGTTCTGCCGGTGCGTTTTCCGCGTCGATCCGCTTTGCCTTTTCATCGGCCAGCTTCTCTTCGGCTTCCTTCGCCCGTTTCGTCAGCTTATCAATTCGCTTTTGAACACCGCGTGGAGTTTCCTCCGCTTCAGGTTCAGCGTCATCGGCCTCCGCTTCGTCCTCCCCGTCTGCGTCATTATCGGCAGCCGGTTCATCCTCTGCATCAGCTTCGTTTTCTTCAGGTTGTGAAAGATCGACCTCTGATTCATTGCCCTCGTCCGTCTCCGCTTCAGCGGGAACTTCCTTGGGCGATTCATCTGTCTGGACATCATCCAGTTCCAATGTTTGTCGCAGTACGGCGGCCAAGCTGGCCTCGTCTGTTACGTCCACGGTTTTCAGGCTGTCCGTTTGCCCGTCTTGATCTGCCATTGCTGTTTATGTGGCCCGCAAAGTGGGCCGGTATGTTTCCAGCGTTTATTTTTCAAGGCGCGAGATACGCAGAAACTACGCGCCGTTGTTAAACAGACAGGCTTTGGATGGCTTGTAGAAGAGCGTGCTTTCGCAACGCGACTGAGTGCGACTGAAGGCGGCTGAAAAAGGCCAGGAGAGGGGATACAGAGGTTACAGAGAGAACAGAGGTTACAGAGGTGGGAGGGAGGTGACGGGGTGACAGTGAAAAATATATGTTGCTGTGAAAATGAAAAATATAAAGGCCGGTGGAATTAGGCGTCACCCTGTCACCGCCACCAAATGTCGCCTTTTGCATAGGGGTGACATAGGGGTGACATTTGCGGGATACGCCTGTTTTTACGGGGTGAAACGGGACGGAATGTCCGCCAAATGTCGCCTTTTGCATAGGGGCGACATTTGGGGTGACATTTGATGGACACAATACCCTTGGCCTTCATAAAAACGCCGCACACGGCAAATGTGGGCCACGTTTTTCGGCCTAAACTCACAAAAACAGGCTTTTAGGCTATCCTGCCCGTTTTCGCGCTTCAGTCCGATCCACCCGTCCGCCTGCTGACCGCCATATCCCGCAGCGTCTTGAAATGCACGCGCACCTCGCTGATGGCCGCAGCTTTGCCGCAGAAGTAGGCACGCTGATCGCCCGCGTCCGGCCCGGTAGCCGTTTGCGTCTCGACCTCCTCAAACTCTTCAAGCGTTCGCATCACTTCGTCCCACAGCGGGTTTTTGCCTTCCCACTGCATGGCCGTCCAATCAATGTCACTCGTCAATTCCGACATGGCGTAATAAATCCTTCCGATGGTATTTGTGTTTTCCGCCGAGCGTCCGGTACGTCTTAATCAGACCCGCCACGCGCAGCTTTTGTATGTACTGGCGATCTAGGCCGGTCAACTCGACCGCCTGCGCCAATGAGAGTAGTAGTGGTTGTTTTAGCATCAGTAAGTTCCTCCCCCGGTAGCTGCGTAAGTCTTCGCGTCGATGTACGACAAATCGCTCGTGATCAGGTAACGCAGCACATCGATAAAATCCTTCCACTTGTTTTTGTCCGCTCCCGCGCTGCTCACGTTCTGCAAGCAATCGATCAGGTTGCCGCAGTCACGGCTAACGTACAGCTTCGGCTCATTGATCATCGTTACCGGCTCCTCCGGGTTGTACGCGAGCATCTCGTTGATTTGCTGCACACCCTGATCCACGTTCAACCCCGGCGCAGGCGTGAACCACATCTCGTTCGGTTCGTCCGCCAGCATTTCAATCAGCGTCACACCGCCCTCCTTCGTAGCCTGTGCGCTGCCGCCCGCTCTTGGGTCGATAAACCGCTCCTCGATCTTCTCGTCCCCTTCCAGTTCCAGAAACGTCTCCTTGTACTCGTTGATGCCACGCCCTTCCGGCTTCTGCGCTGGCCCCATAGTGCCTTCCACCTTGTCACCGGCAATCGCCCACTCGCCAAACGTATCCATGTCGGGCCACTCGCGGTAAACGTACATCTTGCCGTCCGGCATTACCTTCATCCACAGGGCCGACCAGTTCCGACTCCCGGCAGGGTCGGTACACATATAATTCGTGCCACCGGCAGGAACGTCCTCCGCGTTCACAATGTGATCCGGTCCGAATTTCGGGAACCAGTTGCCCGTCGCCTTCTCGCACCAGCCGTATGCCCGTAACCGAATCGCAACCGTACTCTCACCGGCCAGACTGCGCTTCATCTCTTCAGGCGATTGCCACGGATTCATCTCCGTGTGAAACCAGATGACCTTGCTGTTCTCCTTCAGGCACTCCGCAACGTAAGGCATACGCCCGTGCTTCACACCAACCGGGGGAGGCGAATTAGCCAGCAAACTCGCAGGCTTCGTCTCCAGCACCTTCGCGCCTTGTACGAAATCATTCACCACAGGCGTCCACCCGGTGATCGGAGTGGCCGTGATCAGCATCTTACCCGTATCGCGACTGCCGCGCCTTGTCACCAGCCGGTACTCTGCCGTTTCCACCCAATGCCAAGGCACCAACTCGTCAAACACCACAGCGTCCCCCTCGAAACCTTCCAGAATATCCGGCTGCTGCGAGTAGTTGAGGAACCAAACTTGCGAAGAATTAGGCAAAATAAACGTGCCATCCGTAAACCCGTTCTTCTGCGAGTAGTTGATGTTCGTCGTTTTCGTTTTCTTGATGTGCTTGTACTCCAACGGTAAGTGCATGAACACGCTCGGTTGCTGGTCACGCACACTGCTCGCAGCAGTCATGCTGAACATCGCAATCCGGCTGCCGGGTTTCTCCATCATCATGTTGACAACGTAATGAGCCGAAAAGTACGACTTGCCCGATCTGTTGCCCCCACTGATCAACAGCCGGTCGTTCTCCTCAAGCAACCGCCTAGCATCCTTCCAATGCTCCGGTACAACGCAATGCCGGTAAGGATCAAGGAACGACGGTCGCAGCTTCTTGTAAAAATAGTCGTGCAGCCAATCGGTAACACGCTCCTGCCCCTTCTCGGCTA